GCTACCTATGAACACGAAACAAAATTAAGTGATTTAAGTGTTGTAGAAAGTTGGATCGTTGAAGACGAGAAACAAGACAAAAGCGCAAAGTATGGTTTTAGCTTACCTAAAGGAACGTGGATGATTTCAATGAAAGTAAACAACGAAGATGTTTGGAATGATGTTAAGGCAGGTAAGGTTAAAGGCTTTTCAATCGAGGGTTACTTTGCTGATAGGTACGAAATGAGCCAAGAGAAAGACGAAAAACAAGAAATAATTAACCAACTTAAACAACTTTTAAAATAAACTAAAATGGCAGAAAGAACAGTTAGCAAAGCAAGTCCTAAAGGCGGTCGACGTGGTTGCCTATGTGAGGATAACACCTACTCAAAAAAATGTTGTGACGGAACTTTACACGCTCAAGGAATAGGTAAAACAGCGAGTGTAACACCTCAACAAGTTACGCAAACTGAAAACAACGGAGTAAGAACGACAATACGTCAAAACGGATAAAAAAGTAACAGAATAATAATTTAAAACGTTTAAGAAATATGAACACGAGAAAAACAGTTTACAACAAGTTATTTAGCGAAAAGACTGAGTTAGCAAAACACGAAGTAGAGTTAGCAGTAATAGATGATATTAAGGCTTATAGCAATGGTTATGCCAAATACATATCTGAATTAGAAGGGCTAAAACAAAGAGGGGATAGATTAAAAACGGAATTAAATGATACAATTTCGGCTATTTATAAATGGGGCGGTCTTGGTTCAAGTATGGCTGATGATATGGTTGCATTGTTAAATAATTTTGAAAAACAAGCAAAAGATTTAGGAATAGACCCGAAAGCAAGTGCTGATTATGTAAATGGAAGAAAAAAGTTTGTTGACTATGCTAAAGCAGAAGATACGGCAAAAGCAATAGTTAATAGTTATATTAAAATAAGATAATAAATAAACGAAAAATGAATACAAATCAAATCTTAAACAAAGTTCGAGTTCTTTTAGGAATGGAAGTAAAGTTAGAACGAATGAAATTAATGGACGGTGTAACAGTTTTAGAAGCTGACGCATTCGAAACGGATATGGAAGTTTTCGTAGTTACGGAAGATGACCAAAAAATCCCAGTTCCTGTAGGTGAATACGAAATGGAAGACGGACGCATATTAGTCGTAGAGGTTGAAGGTATCGTTAAAGAGGTTAAAGAGAAAATGGAAGAAGAGCCAGCAATGGAAGAAGAGCCAACAGTAGAAGTAGAAGTAGAAGCTAACGAAACAACAGCACCTGCGCCAAAGAAAACTATTGAAAGCGTAGTTAAAGAATCATTCTTTTCAGAAATCGAAGAACTGAAAAAAGAAAACGAAACTTTAAAAGCTGAGTTATCTAAATTAAACAAAGTTGAAGAAGTAGAATTAAGCGAAGAGCCGAAGCCTATTTCATTCAACCCCGAAAACACGAACCCAATTGAAAGAGTAAAACTTGCTTCTAAAAGACCTCGTTCAATTATGGACACAGTATTAGAAAAAATAAATAAGTAATAATTTAAAAACAATAAAAAAATGAGTACAACTTTTACAAGTATCTCGAATGATGTTAGACGCCAAGTTGGTGTTGTTGAAAACATTACGGGAGCAATTACTTTAAGCGCAGAAGATTCGTCTAAAGTATTAATTTTAAAAGCTGCTGCAGGGGCGCAAATTACACTTCCTGCTGTTGCTGATGCCGCAGGACAAAACTACCGATTTATCGTTGGTCAATTGTTCGCTACAACTGCTTGGACAATTAAAGCAGCTTCAAACGTTATTCAAGGTGGTGTTATCGTAAACAGCGTTAACGTACCAGGAGCGGACGAAAACACAATTACATTTTCTGCAAGTGCTGATACTGTAGGAGATTTTGTAGAATTGAATTGCGACGGAACAAACTGGTATGTTTCAGGATTAGGAACTTCTTCAGGTGCAATTACTTTAACTGTAGTTTAATATTTAAAAAATTTATAAAATGAGTACAACACAATCAATTTCAACTACTTACGCTGGCGAGTTCGCAGGTAAGTACATTGCGGCAGCTTTATTGTCTGCGCCAACTTTAGAAAAAGGCGGAATTACTATCATGCCTAACGTTAAGTACAAACAAGTTATCAAAAAGGTAGCTACTGACGATATTATTAAAAACGGAACTTGTGACTTTGACCCAACGTCAACAGTTACTTTGACTGAAAGAATTTTGCAACCTGAAACATTCCAAGTTAACTTACAACTTTGTAAAACTGACTTTAGAGCGGATTGGGATGCGGTTCAAATGGGTTATTCTGCGTTTGATGTTTTGCCTAAGTCTTTTGCTGATTTCTTAATTGCACACGCTGCTGAGAAAGTTGCTGCAGGAATGGAAACTTCAATTTGGCAAGGTCTTAACGCAACTGCTGGACAATTTGCAGGAATCATGACACAATTAGACGCTGATGTTACTTTGCCTGCAGGTCAAAAAATTGCTGGTACTACAGTTGACGCTTCTAACGTTATTGCTCAGTTAGGTTCAATCATTGACGCTTTGCCTGCTGCATTGTACGGAAAAGAAGATTTGACACTTTACGTTTCTTCAAACATCTATAGAGCTTACGTTCGTGCATTGGGTGGTTTTGCTGCTAACGGAGTAGGTGCTAACGGTTACGATAACAAAGGAACTAACCAAACATTAAACGACCTTTATTTTGATGGTGTTCGTATTTTCTTGGCTCCAGGACTTGCTAACAATACTGCTTTACTTTCTCAAACTTCTAACTTGTATTTTGCTACAGGTTTAATGAATGATATGAACGAAGTAAGAGTTTTGGATATGGGTGACCTTGACGGTTCTCAAAACGTTCGTGTTGTTATGCGATTTACTGCAGACGCTAAGTATGGTTTTGCTTCTGACGTTGTAACTTACGGTATCTAATCAAACTATAAATTAATCGAGGGTGGTGAAATAAACGCCACCCTTTTTTGTTAAACATAAAAAAATAAAAAGATATGAGCTGCGACATAGCACACGGAAGATTAGAAGCCTGCAAATCAGGTGTTTCAGGATTAGACGCAATTTACATAGTGAACTTTGGAGACTTCAACCCAGACCCGTCAACTTTAGGCGGTGACGTTACTTACTCAGTAGCTGCAGGATATGAAGACACAATTTCTGATATTGCGAATATTTCAACTATTTACAAATTTGAATTGAAAGGGGCTAACTCTTTTGAGCAAACAATACAAACGTCACGTGACAACGGAACGACTTTCTTTGAGCAAGTATTAACAGTTCAATTAAAGAAACAAGATGTTGCAACGCATAAAACGGTTAAATTGTTAGCTTATGGACGTCCTCACATTATTGTTAGAACACGTGAAAACCAATTTTTTATGGCAGGTCTTCAAAGAGGGTGTGACGTAACAGCTGGAACTGTTTCTTCGGGAACTGCAATGGGTGACTTTAACGGATATTCTTTGACGTTTACGGGAATGGAAAATTTACCAGCAAACTTCTTAAATACAAGTTCTGAAAGCGATTTAGCTACGACAATTTTAAACGGAGCTACAATTGTAGATTCTTAGACACTTTCTGTTTCTCCATAGGTTTAAACCCTGCCTTAATCGGTGGGGTTTTTTTATGTTTAGAAACAAGAACACGAATTGAACGTTTATTAAATATGAACGTACTAACAACAACTACCGATCCTCAACCTTTGGTTATCGTTCCGCGTTCCACTACGTTTGATGAATTGATATTTACGGACGATAGTACAAACGACCCTGTTACAATTACAATTGATAGCGTAGTAGATAAAGATTATTACCAAATCTTAAACGTTGAATGTAATTTAATAGAAAATAGGTTTTACAATGTGGAATTATTTAACGACGGAGATTTAATTTTTAGAGGTAAAGTTTTTTGCACCGATCAACCAATTGTAAGTTTTTCAGTCAACAACGGGAAGTATGTTAGTAATTCAACAACAAATCAGTTTATAGTTTATGAATAATTTCCACGTAATAAATTTAGCGAAATACGAACCGCCTGAAGTAGTAGAATCCAAACGAGAAGACTGGGTTACTTACGGGGAGTCGAATTCTTATTTTAATTTCCTTATAGATAGATATAAGAATAGTACTACGAATAACGCAATTATAAACAATATAAGCCGTTTAATTTACGGGCGTGGGTTATTTGCCTTAGACGCAAATAGAAAGCCTAACGAGTACGCTCAAATGATGACTTTATTCAATCAAGACTGTTTAAGAAAATTAAGTTTTGAGTTAAAGGCGTTGGGTCAATGTGCAATACAAGTTCACTACGACAAATCACACACAAAGATTTTAAAAACTTATCATATTCCAGTACAATTATTAGCGCCTGAAAAGTGCAATAAAGACGGAGAAATAGAAGCTTATTACTATTCGGATAATTGGGAAGATACAAAGAAATACGCACCTAAAAGAATAAGTGCTTTTGGGTTTTCAAACGATGAAATAGAAATACTTTATATTAAGCCTTACAGCTTAGGAATGAAATATTTTAGCTATGTTGATTATCAAGGAGCTTTAAGCTATGCTTTGTTGGAGGAAGAAGTATCGAATTATTTAATTAATGAGGTGCAAAATTCTTTTTCAGGAACTAAAATCGTAAACTTTAGTAACGGAGTGCCAACTCCTGAAATGCAAGACGAAATTTCGCAACAAGTTTTAGGAAAGTTAACGGGATCAAAAGGACGAAAAGTTATTGTAAGTTTTAATGATAATAAAGAAAACGCAACTACGGTTGAAGATATACCATTGAACGACGCGCCTGAGCATTACACTTATTTGAGTGAGGAGTGTTTACGCAAAATTATGTTAGGTCATAATGTAACAAGCCCGCTTCTTTTTGGTATTGCTTCGGGTAACGGATTTAGTTCGAATGCTGATGAATTAAAAAACTCAGCTATATTATTCGATAACATGGTTATTAAGCCGTTTCAAGACCTTTTAATAGCTAACTTAGATAAAATATTAGCTTTTAACGGAATATCGCTTAAATTAGCTTTTAGAACGTTAC